GACCATCTTCCTTATCAGGAATATTTGTATTCTCCTTGTATATTTGTCTTTGTAAACCTTTTATCAATGTTTTGCAAGATTGTGAAACAAAAATATGTCTTTCTCCATTTGAATCTTTGAGCCTACTGTTCACAGCATTGACCCTATCTCGTATTGCTGGGTGTTTATGTTTTACCTTAACTTTAAAACCAGCGTTCTGAAGTATTGATAAATCTGTTCTTCCACCAGCAGAAGTTTTACGTTGTTTACTAGCTGGGTCTGGGTAAATAAAGATTTGCATTTTAGAACCATAACGATCTCTTATTTCTTGCACCATTTCATCTGTATTAGAGCCATAAATAATAACTTCATCTACAAAATAAACTTTATCTTTTTCAATCTGTCCTACACAAGCTGACATTGGGTCAACGTTAAAGTCCATTCCAATATGTAAAGGTTTTGTCCAATCTATCTGACGTTTAACAACATTATCTACAGGGTGGAAGTTGTAATATACAGCACCAGCATAGTTTTCAAATGTACCCTCAAACTCTTGTCTAAATGTTCTAATATCTATGTCTTGTTTTGCTTGTTCTATTTCTTCTTGTGTAACCATTCCACCTTGTATTGTGGTGTATTGAAAAGACTCCCAATCATCATCTTGTTTTCCTTTGAGATACATTTCATAAGACCAATTACCATATCCCTTTGGCGTTCCGCACATAAGTACATGGCCGAGACGATCAGAAATAGAGGCTCTCAAGACCTCAAACCAAGTACGTTTATCTATATCTGCAAATTCATCTAATATTAAAAAGTCTAATCCTGTACCTCTAAGACTATCGTAGTTATCTGCACCTTTTAATGATATTTGACTATTTGTTTTTCTAATTGTTATAGTCATTGTAGTTTCGTTGATGTCCTCAATCCAATTAAATAGATTTAGCATTTCTTTTAAAGTTCCCCAAACAATCTCTTTTGCCATCTTAAATGTAGGTGCTACATACCAGATTTTTCTATTTGGTTGAGATGCGTATTTCATCATCTCTGTAACAGCTAAATATGTTTTACCAAATCTACGACCTGATATAAGAACTCTGAACCTTGCTTGGCTCTGACTTACTTTGAGTTGTGGTTTTGTTAGAGTGATTTTCATTACAGAAATAAGTTAGGTATAATTTTTGTTCTTCAAATTTTTCTTGATATTTATTAGTAACATAAATGATTTGTGTTGCACCAGCTTTAACACATTCTGTCCAAGTGTTAAATCTTTCTGGGTGTACCATAGTTGTATGACACATTCCTGTCATCATTGAACATATTGTATAAGCTAAGACAAACTTCATTCTAAAATCAGTTTCTTGATGCTTTTACTTCCATCTATGTTTAACTCTAACTCGGCAGAACCCTTATAGCATTTATAAGATACAGATTCGTTATACTGTCTTTCAGCTTGTCTTTTACCACGCAAACATTGAGCCATACCATCAACTTGCAATCTTGCTTCCTTGATTTCTCCATTTACAAACATCAATAATGCTACAACTAACTCGGTCAATTATAACTCCCATTTTTATAAACTATCTCTCTATTTGCATCTTTTAATTTTTCTACATCATCTAAAAGTTTTTCTACTTGTTTTTGTAGAAATTCAATATTTACTTTGTTGTGCATACCTGACTCTTGTTGAACTTGTAGCTTTTCAACTTGTTTGTATAAATCTTCTATAAGCATAAACTGTTCACTATCTGCTGGTAAAGAACCTAATTGTCCTCTAGGCCATTTGATTCTAAAATCTGTATTCTCTGTTAAATCTTTTTCCATCAATTCTAATCTTGTTGATATTTTATTTTGTTTTTCTATCACACCAAAGTAAGCCCAAGTGCCAATCGCTACCATTGTGATTAGCGAGGCTACTGTCTTCATAGGCATTGAAACTTTAGCTTCTTCAGAAATTGTTAATGGTTTGTTACTCACATTGGCCTCACACAGAAAGCAAGTAATACAAAACCTAATATCAATATCCCTGTAAAGTAATAGTTCATTGTCCTACCCATAAATTATTTTTTCTTCTTTTTTTTATCTTGAAACAGTTTGTCTATTATCTCTCCTACCTTATCGAAGAAACCAAATATAGCAAATGCAATTCTATCAATCATATTCTAAAACCTTTTTTCCAAGATTGTATCGCCCAATAAGCTGGAGATAAATTCTTTTGTCCTTTTACTTTAGCCAATATGGGTCTAAATCTAGCAAAGAAACTACGTTGCCTAGCTGGTATATTCTTTTTGATAGTCATTGTCTTGCTACCAAAATTAATTTTCTTAACTCTGCCTGTTGATCTATCTCTTACAAATACTTTAAACTTCTTAACATCTCCACGAGATGGTTTATTTAATTTTACTTCTTTTCCTCTATATTTAGCCATGTAAGGCTAATAGCATATTTTGATTATCTTTTAAAGAATCTTTGTCGCCACTTACCACAAACAAAGTTATCTTTGACACCTACAGTTTGGAATACACCACAAAATGATCTTCTTTCGCTAAACATACCACAGTTTCCGCATGCTTCTTTACCTACAGATTTTCTAAAATCATTAGGCATTTGATATGGAATAAATGTTCCATCTGGGTAAAAGTTACCTCTTTTGAGCATCTTCGATAATCTTCCTAAGTTCTGTTATGCAAATAAGAGTTTTATTTAGTTTTCCAAGTGCAATATCTCTTTGTTTCTTTACAAGTTCTAACTCAGCTTTTATTTGTTCAAATTGTTTATTTTCCTTGTCCACGATATTTTCCTTTTCCACGTTGTCTCCTTTTGTGTTTATTTAATGTGCTTGTTATACCTCGTCTTCCAATAGAAGTTCCTTTTTCAGTTTTAGTATATTCAACAGTTGCACCAAATAGATTACCTTTTTTCTTTGCCATCTATTACTTCTTCTGCCTTTGCATCTATGATTAATGGTAGTGGTTCAACAATACTTTGAGTCTCAATTTTATCTCGCATATTTAATTCGTTTTTAGAAAGCCAGATAAGTAATTTTTCTGAACCTTTGAGTGCTTTCTCCCACATCTTCTTTCTTAAACTAGCTTTACCTTTGTTTTTATTATCTGCAACTAAATCGGCATATCGTCTTTGCAACTGTCTAGCAGAAATTCCTACAACAGAACCTATTTCTTCTTGAGTGCAACCAATCTGTGAAAGTTTTGCAATAATATCTTCGTCTAGTTCTTTCTTTGGTCTCCCTATAGATTTTGTCTTAATTGTGGCATCTGCCTTATTTATGTCGTTTTTCATATTTGATTCTTATACCTCATTTCCCCAACAATCCCAACCCTCTGTTCGTTGTCTAGCAAATAATTCTATTCTAGGTAAATCTCCACAAAGTTCTGTAATTCGATTTCTTATATCATCAGGTTTCTTACTATGTTCTTGTAATTTACTAATTATTAGTTGTCTTACAGATTTAGATAATCTTTTTGGTTTTCCTTTAGTTGCTAATAAACACATTTCAGGATTTGCTCTTGTCCAATATCCGAGTCCTGTAAAATATCCATCTGATTTTTTATTTTGTTTTACCCATGTAAAAGCTACTGTTTTATATTTGAAACCCCATCTTTTAATAACTTCCATAGCTTCTGGCAACATTGGGTCAATAACCCATATAAACAAGATACAATCATTATCAGAAATTGTATTGATAGGTAGATTATAAATATCATCAATAGACATACAATTATAGTGCTGTATAGCAGATCGTTTATCGCCTTTATCAGAATATGTTTTAAAGTACCAAGCTGGGTCAGCATATATAATATTATATTTTTTATTTGGAAAAGGTATCAAATTTCTACCTTTTTCATCTCTTTTATGCAACCAATAGGAAAGCAATTTCTATCACTAAAGGTTTCTTCATCATAACTAGCAAATGTCCATAGATATTTTTTATCTTTATCAAAAACATATGCATTAGTCGTCATTGTAGCTGGTTTCATGGCCTTAAATTCTTTTTCTGTAGCATGCCCAGAATCTCCACACGGATCAATCCAAGTAATTTCATAAAAGTAGTATTTCTTGTTGGAAATTGAAATGTGGCGAAACTTTGACTTTTTTTTAACCATTAATGTTTTTTATTATGATCTGACTCAATTATTGCTCTATAATATTCTAATTGTGTTTTTAAAACTCGATTTTCTTTACTTAATGCAATTATTCGTTTTCTACAATATCTAAATATTCTCAGTATAGATTTCATTGATATTCTTTTATAGGCTCATTCTTCCATTTGTGTCTTAAATATTTTTTGCCATCTTTTTGCAGAATATCGTGGTTGTTCCATTCTCCTACTACTTTATACCCATTATTAACATTCTTATCTTTGCTAGACCTAGTATTTAGTACTTGTTCATTAGTATTGTGTATTAGTACTTGTTGCTGTATGTGGGTCGTAAGTGGTTGCTCAGAATCTACAAATTGATATTTGTCATAATTTAAAAGGCTTATTAGCGTTACTTTTCGGCTCTTGTGGTTGTTAGTGGGCTGTAAGTGGGTCGTTCTAGTGGTTATCATTTTTCTTCGTACCAGACGTAGTATGTAAGACCTCATTTCAGAGTAAGTCATACCAAATCTCTTAGCAGTTACTCGTAAAGGCATTATCATTTCTCCTCTACGCACAAATATATCGTTACCTAAAAATCTTAGTGTTTTATCTTGGTGTGATGCAGAAGATATAAAATATATCCAACAACTGCATTGTAATAAGTTTTTAAATACAGGATTTCGCCAAATATCCCTATAAACTAAAAAATATCCTGATCGTTTAGCCATTATTTTTTACCTCTAAATTCTTTAAAATGATCTGTAGTTCTAAATTTATGTAAATATAATTTTTCAATTTCTGTATGTAATTTAGAAATGTGTTCTAAATCTAGCATTTTAGCTAATTCAATTATTTTATTAAATTTATCTTTTTGGTATTTTATTGCTTTGTTTTTTTCTTGTACTTCCCTTATTTCAGGTAATGTTTGATCAACCATTATTCTCTCCTTTAAAAAAATCGTTAGCTTGTTCTAAGTTTTGTATTTCCCTCAAAGTTTTTTGTAACATTTCGTGTTCAGTTCCATACATAGCTTCAAATTCTTGTTTTGAATTATGAATACTAAACTGACCCATGTGATGCTCTCTGCACAACGGAATGACGTGATAGTGCGAACTACGATTACCGATTCCCAAGCCTGTCGGCCTTATATGATGCAGTTGAGGTGGCATTTGACATACCAAGCACCCTAAATTAGAAACCTTGCTCATATGCTCTCTTTCGGCTTTTGTTGCTACTTTTTTATTTCCCATACGATTGCTTGTTTTCCATATTTTGTTTCACGTCTTAAACCTGAGTCTAATACTAAATCTAAAACTTGTAATTCTCTGACTCTAGCACAAACAGAACTCAAAGGCATTTCTAATTCATCTGCGATTTGATAATTAGTTAGAGGATTTAGTTTTAACAAATCATAAACTTGTTCTCTTTTAGTTTTTATTTTTGGCTTAATTGTAGCTAGTGCGTCTTTAGATGTTTTAGTGTAATTTGCTGATTGGTAGTCAGTATCAAATATATCTAATTGTTTCATATTCTCTCATCAATTTTAGAAAGTTTATCTAATTGTTTTTGAGCAAGTTTATATTCTTTAAAAAGATTTTCTTTACCTAACTTAACTCGTCTTTTTTGTCTTTTAGTTTTATAACACCAATAGTCTTCAAAAATATCCTCAACATCATGTTCTAATATTTCTGTTGTAATTAAATCTGATTGGTTTCTTGCATCTCCTGACAAATAAAATGCTAATTCTTCATCTACTTTCATTTCTGAAAATTTGCCATTATATTTTTCTTTATAATCAGTAATCCAATTTATAACTTTATGCCAGATTCTATCTTGTTCTTTTTCTGACATATAAACATAATCATCTGCTGGAGATTTTTTTGGATTAGGATTTGGAACACACAAGTCTATATGCCAATCAACTCCCTCATAATATCCAAACAACATATCTTGTGCTTTTTTATTTAAGTGTATTTTCATTTTTCATCTCTCTGTTAGGTGCTGGGTCTAGGAGAGAATCTAAACCCAACACAATTAAAGTATTACGATATGAAAAATAAATACTTATATCCTTTCGGATAACTCTCTCTACAATATTTTTTTTTATTTTCATATCTTTAATTGATTCGTTTTTTATATTATTGATTTGTAATTTCAACAAATTTCTAACGAAATTAGAAAAATAATTTAAAAATAGTTAAAAAAGCTAGGTTTTATGCGATAAATTAACTATTGCAATATACAACCCATTTAGTAGTCTATCTGTATGTTTAATTTAAAAAAAGGAGAGAAAATGTTAAAGACAAAACCAGAATTATTTCAAACTGTTACTTACGAAATAAATCAAGAAGTTTGGTTATACAGAACTGACATTAAAGGTTTTACTAAAGGATATATAACAGGATTTACTAAAAAAAGAATTTCTGCTTATAACTATACTTTAGATAGAGTTGGTCATTACAAACCAGAACACATAAAACCAGAGGAGAAAGTATAATGAAAAATAAAATCTTAGCACTATTAACTTATTCATTTATTACTTTAAGTTTAACTGCAATCATGTTAGGTTGCTTACACGTTTGGAGTGTACAATGACATTAGAAAAAATTAAATTAATAAGAGAAGCTACAAACTGTAATGTTTTCAGAGCCAGAGATATTTTAAAAAGATATGATGGAATTGTTAGTAAAGCAATTTATCATATTAATAATATTACTGAAAGTGATGAAAATTTATTAGTTAAATTTTTAACTAAAGGTAAAAAAAAATGAGAATACCAAATAATTCAAACTTTAGTACAGAAATAGCTAAACAGTTTAAACAGATTTTCCACCG